AGCTGGCGATGGAACATCGTTGGTTTGTTGAAATGATAAAGGAACCGGTGATGGTGAAGGGGTAATTGTTGGTGTGGGAGTAATACTAATACTTGGTGTAGGGGTTGGTGTTACCGATTGTGTCGGAGTAACTGTTGGAGTTGGTGAAGGACTAACATCAGGAGTGGATGTCTCCTTTTCAACGTTCATAATTTGAGAACCCCAAACATTACCTTTCCAAGTTTTCTCAGATAAAGGTTTTAATAATTCTTCTATAGATTGATTAATCTTTGGCTGTTTTTTTGCCATATCAGCCGGTCTCCATTTTTTTCCTCCCCAATTAAATCCCATAATGTTTTCTTAAAATATAAATAATTTTTATTATAGGATAAATAAAAAGGGGGTTTTTTACGCCCCCTTTTCGGTATCCTAATTAGATATCATATTATTCAGCGTTAACGTTGATACCTGTCATCACAGCTGCCAAGGTTGTTGCTACAACGATTTCAGCAGATGGGTTAGGTTCACCACCGAGGAACGTCATGTTTGCACCGTTCGCGTCGTTGTACGCTAATCCTGATAATAACTGACCTGCACTGATGTACAATCCATTTTCGAATCCAACAGCCCAATAACGGTCGTTGTTATCCAAAACAATCATGTACAACGCATTTTGTTTTACCAATTCAAACCATAGATTTCTCAAGGCTTGGTTTAGTTTTGGTAGGTTTACTACCACAGTCGGTTGGAAAACTATAGATTGGTTAGTACCGTTTACCAATACATCTTCAGTTAAAGAAGATGATTGACGTACTAACTCAAACTTATAGAATGTTCCATCACCACTGATTCCAGTGATGGCATCACTTGCATTGTAAGTGATACCAGTAATGGTTGAACCTGAGTCTCCCAAAATCCACAAAGCTTTGATACCACCTGTAGATTCGTTACGACAATCAAGAGTATAACCATTTTCTATAAAACAACTCATAATTTATTTTTGTTAGTTTAATTTAAAGTTTATGCTTATTTGCAGATACAGAATGAAGCTGGGTCGAACACACCGATACCGTAAGTTACGTTAGCCATAATCTTAACGATGTCCTCGAATGGGTCATATACAGACTTCACTGTCATGATTTCAGAGTTCATACCAACCATGTAGTAAGAAGCAGGACCTGCGTAGTAAGCAGATACACCGTCAAGACCTACAGTTGGGATAACTCTTACGTTTGTACCAGGAAGTATTAATGACCATTCTTCACCTGAAGCAGCACCTGCTGCATCAAGAGTAAATAAGTTCACGAATGAACTGTTTCTCATAGAAGCAACCAACGCTCTGTAGTTAGCATAAGAACAGTAAATTACTAAGTCATCTCTGTGCAATACGTTTGCTGGAATGTTTTGGTAGATTGTAGAGAATACATCCAAACCGTTAGATGAAGTTGCACCTGTGTAAGCAATTTGAGTAGCACCGTTACCTGAAGTAATCAATGCACCAACACCATTGAAACAAGCTGAACCATAAGTTCCACCTGTAGCTACTGTGTTGTTCCACAATTGTTTTTCAACTTGGTTAGCGATTCTGTTAGAGATATCTGTCAAGATTACTTCTTCAAATGGAACTGACTCTTGGAAGTTAGCGTTTGAAAGAGACTGTGACAAATATGTGTCATACAAATCGTAAGGACATAGTTGTTGGTTTACTTTTTTATTACAAAGGTCTACGGTTACCAAGTTTTGAGTGGTAGCACCAGTAGGAGAGAATCCACAGTCTAAATCCTGTAGAATCACATCGTTGGTTACGAAACCAACTTTTTCAGTCGTACCTTTTAAGTTAGGACGAATGGTTGCATATTTTGGAAGGGTTAATCCCAAAATTGATTTTATCAACATGTCTGAACCGTAACTGTTATAAGTTGGAAGGTTAGTCAAATCATAGTTGAATTTAAACTTTTTGTTATTTTCCATGTTTTTAATTGTTTGTTTATTTTTATCTTCTCATTGCTTTGATTACATCTAATTTGTAATCGTCCAAAGATTCTTTGAAGGTTTTCTTTTCAACCACAGAGAATTTTTCAGGTGACTTTTTAAATGAGTCAAAGTCGGTTTTTAGGGAGCTCATTTCTTGCTCCATTTTTGTTTTTAGTTTTTTCATTTCTTCAGCTAAAGATTTTACTTCTTCAACAAGAGGAAGTAACGCATCTACAACTTCAGCAATGACCTCATCCTTAACAGCGGTTGGAGTCTCCTCAACAATAGCTTCGGCTTCTTCTGACATGTTTTCTTCTTTGGTTTCATCAGTTGTTTCTTTCTCGGCATCTGCTACAGATGATTCGATTGCAACGATTACAGATGAACTATCTACAGTAATTTTATAACCTTCACGAGTGGTGTGAGTACCTTCAGGTGCTGGCGTTAATGTAGATTCTCCAACTACGTAGAGAACTTGTCCGATTTGAAAATCCGAATCTAAGTTATTGGTGACTTCAGTACCATCTTCTAAAGATGTAGTGGCAAATTTTTCTGTTTTAAAAGAAAGATTCAACACGCTTTTAATCTTTTCGATTGCTTCTTTACTGGTCATATTTTTTTAGATTTATTTTATTACAATGTTTATTGTCATATGATAAATAGTCTACATGATTTTACACGATAATCAATCATTTATGCGATTTAATATATCGATGATTTCATCAAGTAAAACATCATCATCAGTTTTGGTAAAGTAGTCTTTGAAGAATTTAAGATTGAACATACCTTCAACACTAAATCCTTTTACCTTACCGGTTTTAATTAATTCTTCCCAAATCATATCACCTTCTTTGGTTGGTAATACATAATAACCTCCGACCCAAGAACCCAATGGAACTTGTTCTTTGGTAAATCCGAGAGAATAGATTTTATCTTGTTCGCTTGAAACAATCCAATTCTCAACCAATACAACATCTTTAAATGTTTTGTTGGTATGCTCAAGATTTGTGGCTCTTTGATATCCATCAATCATGAACTTTCTTTGAATCTTTTCAATTGTTTGTGGTTTGAATTTCACATAATATTTTTCACCTGTGGTTTCATCCAATCTTGGAATCAAAATATTTGGTAACATTAATGGTCCATAAATCATTCGTTTGTCATCATCACTGCTGAAATTAACTCGATTGAAATCTTCTTTCTTTGATGAATTATAAGAACATGATTGATACATTCTTTTACCCATGTATTCAACAGGTTCAACAATACCACCACAACCATTTGCATAAGAGTAATCAGATGCCATAACCTTATCTTCGAATACAGGTAATCCTTGGATAAATCCTGTTGGAATCATTTTGGTCAATGAATCAGGATTGGTTATTTTCATGATACCCAAACTACGATAATCTTGACCTGTCATTGGATTGTTTTCAATAGCTTCAACTATTCTTAATCCATCTTGCATCAATTCCTTGGCTTTCTTTTGTTTGTTATATGGAGATTCAACCAAGAACAAATCATCATATCTTACACCAGCACGTGATAGTTGAGAAATGGTTTCAATTTTTCTTGCTTGGTTTCTTGCTGTTATAATAACAATTCTATTATTACCCCATTTGGAATTTACATAATCCACAACACTTTGATTTGGTGATAATCCATCAAACAATGTGTCATCAATATCAACTATTATTGTATTATTAAACGCTTTGGAGAATCCATCTCTACTACCTTTTTGTGGATTGGCTTTTGGATTAACTATTCCCGCTTGACCTGTTGCAGGATTTGTTAATTCCGCTTTTCTAATTTCATCATATTTTCTGTTAGTAATAGTTTCTTCATAACCCACATTTGGATTGGGATTTCCAAAGATTAATTGTAACCAATAATGTCTACAATTTGCACCACCTTTATACAACATAATATCAGGTGCAGTACCAACAGGTCTTGGTATGATTGTTCTTTCAGAATCTTCTGCGGTTATTTCCGCATTCAATCTCATAATATCTTCGTAACGGAATACATACTGTTTTCCACCCATCATTCTTCTACAGAATTCTCTTGTGGTTGCAATAATATCTGAACCCATTCCTGATACATAAACATATCTAATTTTTGCACCAGCAAAATCTTGTATTGAATTTTCATTTGGGTCCGATACAATTCTGTAAAATTCTTGCTCAGTAATTTGAGAGTATTTTTGTTTAACAGATTTTAATAATTCTTCAGGGTTAATTTCTTTTACATCTTCAATTACCCATCCTTGTTCCAATAGTGATTCAAGTTCGATACCACCATCAGGAATATCACCATGAGTCTCACATGACATATAGACATCATTTCCATCTTCATCTTGATGTACATGGTAACCCTCACAGTTATAATTGATTTTACCGTATGCTTCAGCATCTACGGGATTTGAGAAATATGGAATACCATCCATATATCCCAATAGGGTAAATTCTTGTTTTTTATTTTCAATAGGAATACAATTTGGTGAACCGTCAGATTTTAATCCATAGGGCTCATAACCTTCCCAACAAGGATTTGGTGTTATAGCCAAAGATTGTTTGCAGTCACCACATTTACCAAAACTGTCAATACAAATTGCAACCGCTTGGTCTTCATCGTATCCTTCAGTTCTCAATACGGGAATACATCTTTGTAGATAGTCATTCTTTGACTCACCAGCAACTTTCTCTACAAAAAGAATAGGTTTTATTAACATATCATTCTTCGTGTCACCAGTGGGATAATTTACATATTCAGGTAAACCTGATACATCAATATCCATATCTTGATTCTCAATTTGAGACAATACATTATCAACCCATTTGAGAGCTTCTTCACCACCCCATAATCCATAAGCGATGGTTCCATTGTCATCCCAATTACCTGTGTTGTATGTTGCGGCACGTTCCAAGAATGACTTCATTCTCTTAATCGTGTCCAATGATATCTCAGATTGGGAACACAATTGCTGTGCTCTTACTTTTCCTACCTGAGTTCCCGCAGGATTTCCACGTTCCTCATTTTGTTTTATTGCTTGACACGCTTTTTGTGCGACATAGTCAGGTGCTTTGTAGAACTTCTGTCTTCCAAAGTACATGAATTCGGTTTCAATTGCTGGCATTTCTACGAATGCTACACTATCCACACCGGTTTGTCCTGACAATATGTTATCGTCAATTTCTAATTCAATGATTTTGTAACCCATTTTTATAAATATTTTTGTTTAAAAACTCGCCAATTCTTCCAACCTTCTGTTTACAGCTTGAGACTTGGTAATGTCTTGTTCTAAGACGTATGCTCTGATAGGTTCATTTCTTGTTGAAGCCAATACTTCAGCCATACGAGAATCCATGATACTGTTTACATAGATTGGTTTACCACCACCTTGTTCGTTAATTTGAGATAATAATGGTGCATATTGTAATGTTGAACGTCTGTTGATAACCGCTTCGTTACCTTCCAATTCAACACCACCACCTTGATATTTGATACCACCTTGTTCGTGAGAAGGTCCACGTAAGAATCCACCTCGAGCCATAGAATTAACCACACCAATTTGTTGTGAGATTAATCCAACTTGAACAGCACCTATTCCTGCCGCAAGAATACCAAGTGCAATACCCACAGGTGAGAAACCATATTCAGCATAAGTTTTCAAAACTGCGGATGCAGTATCAGCTACAGCTTGTGCAAGTTGTATTTTCAATGAATCAACTCTGGCTTTCTTCTCAATAGCTTTCTTCTTATTTTGATACATGATTTCTTCCTTCTCTCTAAGGATATTGGCTTCTTCTGTATCACCAACAATTTGTTCTAAAGTATTTTGATAATCAATTTCTAATTTCTCTAATTGTAGACTATAAGATTGAGATAATAATGAACCAATTTGTGATATAGTTTGAGAAAAGATTTCAATACCTTTTTGAAGATTTTCAATACTTTCTTCACGATATTTTTTCTGATTGTCAGCTGATGTTTTAGCAACCTCATCACTCTTAGCAGCATATTGTTCATCAATCTTTAATTTCTCTAATGATAATTGTTTGTATTCATCAGTTTCAGTCAAACCTGCATCTTTTAATAATTTCAATTTAGCATTAATATTGTTTTGAGTTGCTTCCAAGATTTTTCTTTCTCTCATTAAATTGTCTAATACCAATTCACGAGATAATCTTTCACCAGTTAAGTTATATTCTTTTCTGGCCTTATTTGCGAATTCATAATATGCCTCAGTTTGTAATCTAATATTTTCTTGTAATATTTTTTCTGCTTCAGCAAAATTGGTATTTAATTCAAGTCTTTTTAAACCGGCTTCTTTTTCTTTTGCAATTTGAATATCATAACTTTTTAAAGTTTCTTCTAAATCAGCTTGAGTTAATTGACCCAATTTAACAGATACTTCCAACGCATTTTTTAATCTAATTTTATTAGCTTCTGCCTGTATATCAAATTCTTTTTTATAAATAAC